TTCTTCTAGGTGGGTTTATGTTAATTTTCCAAAAAATTAGCTGTTAAGAGCAAGAGACCTAGGGTGCTTATGCCTAGGCGGGATTTCCGTCCTAAGAATTTTTAATTCTATTGCGGGACAACCAATTGTTCACGCTCTCTTAACTGAGGTACCATCACTAACGAACTTAATCGATTGACAGATCAGTTCCCTCACTAAGGATTCTTCCAATATCTTTGGAGCCTGTTTTCCTTCAGGTTGGTCTTAGACCTTAACCCCTCTCGGGGCCACTATCTATTTATCTTGTTAATATATACAAACAACTCTAAACATCCATTTGTGGATGGTGTAGCAATATTTTTTTCGAATTGTTATTTCTATAGATCGAATGCCATTTAAGGCTGTATTTTTATATTTTGTGATCTAATGTTGTTATAGATAAATTGCCATAAATAGTGTAGATGCCAATGCGCATCGTTGTAGATTAGCTAATAAACAACGACTGGAAAGAAAGATTCCACTTTACGTGGTATTAAATCTTCTTTCTCTATAGGTGAAATGTAATTATATTTTTCATTACAGGCGTAGTCATTCGCCCGAGCCCAGATGTTATTATTATAAGAATTTATTTTCTCATCCATGTGCTCATTTCGTTCTGCTAATCCCTCCATACAAAGCGTAGTAAATTTTTCTATAGGCTTAGTAAGGACTGTCTCAATACAGAGACTAGCATAAAGTTCTTCGGAATTTTCTTTAAGATCTTGTTCATCTAGGATATTTGTAAATATATCAACTTCTTCAGCACTAAGAACAGGCCTAGCGGACCTGAAATTAATCTTATCTAAGTTGAGTTCCTTTTTGACGAACTTATCAAGTTCGATGGCATATTCTAATCGCCTTGGTATTAAACTCAAAATACCAGATCTTATGATGGAAGCGGCTTTTCTATCTAGATAATTCGCCTCTTTTCCATCCTCATACTGCAAACCAGGTCCTCCAAGCCACTTAGGCATATTCCAAGGAATAGAAGGATATTTATTCAAGGTTGCAAAATTCCTGTTAATAAACATTTGTGAAGCCAAAGGCCAACAATCATCGGGACAGGTCTCCTTCAGTTCTAGATGCAAAGCACTTAAATCATTGTAACTTAAATGCTCTCTAGAGCCCACTTTCGGTTGACCATAGACGATACCCATATTAATGTATCTCTTTCGTTCCCAAACCTCTCTTTGCTTATCTAAATAATAAGTGCAGGAATTAATAACTGCAAAGCAAGGATTACATTGTTTGTTACTTACATAGGATTTACCAACAGAAGGAGTTAAACCTCCAAATGCAGCAATAGTTGTCCAAACTTCTGTAATTGATTGAGTGTAATCACCCTCTTCAAATCTGTTGTGTCTACTCTTTAAACCTCTAAAGAGGCAATCATCACCATTTACTCTTAAAGGAAGGGGATTATACATATAAGCACCCGCTCTTTCTCCTTTCAACTTACGGGCCATTCTTGCCCTCGCATAAGTTTTCTCATTTACAACAGAGTAACGTGATCTAGTATTTAACTCGATAGCTAACCTGCAAAGAGCAGCATTAGCCATACATAAAATAGGAAATGAAGTAACACTTCCCATTAGCTGTCCCTCCTCTTGAGGCAGCTCATTTCCTTCTTCATCGAGAAAGATATGTTTCGTTAAAGATCTAATTAAATATTCTCTTAGATCAGGAGGTATGTACGAACCATTTTCTATTAAAACATCGACCAGGCTATTAGCTAATTCTTCAGAAATCCAACTATGTAGATTATCTGTAGATGCTTTATAATCGCCCGAGACTATCTCTTCGTCATCCCTAATGTTGTTAAGCAACTCATTAATGTCCTCGTCCCTTACGGGGCGACTAATCAATTCGAAAACTGGATGTTGTTTTAGGGTTCTCCACATAAATTTTTGAAATGGAGAAAGACAAGTATATAATTTACAAGGTCCTTTAGAGATAACTCGTATTTTGAGTGGTTCTTCAAGTCCAACAGGTTGAACATAAGGCTTTTCATCCTTAACTTCTTTCCAGAGATCCCAAAAGATCTCCGCCCAGACTTCATTTAATTTGGATTTTTCCAACCGGACCCCAGTCAGTTTACTTTCTGACAGAGAGCTTTGATCAATTCGCAATTGTTCTATAATTCTTTCCTTTTCTTGGAATTTTGAATTAATCTCAACGGTCGCAGCTATTTCAATGGGTGATATTTTAATTAATTTATCATTCTCATAGAATGAGTACCTTTCATTGATTCGCTGATCTATAAGCCAGGCTTTAAAGTCGCCAACTGCTCCGAATTCACTTCTTGTAAAATTGTAATTACTATTAAAAGAAGGAACAAACGGACGTTCCCAATCACTTCGTTTCATTTGTGTATCAAAAAAGATTTCTCTAATTATCCTCCTGCATTCCTCTTTAATGAGTTCTTGCGTTAAAATGAAATTTTGTGTTGGACTCTCAATTACTACTGGAATAATTTCCTTAGGTTTCGTAGTGAGAGCTTTTACTGTGTCTAGTTCTTTTTCATGAACCATCCATTTAGGAGCTTTAGGCATTCCCTTCTTTACACCGAGCAAGACGGTTTCTAATATGGTAAACCATTTAGAACTGGAGTTGGTACTTTTGTTTTTATTAATTTTCATCCAACTATTAAACATTCCAGGTAAAATCTGATATTCTTTAAATTCAGACATGAAGGCGGGTTTTACAACATTAACTTGGTTCATCCAGAATGCATAAAATGCAGTCGATTGATATTTGAAAAATTCGACCCAAGAGTTGTAACCCTTTTTGAGACATGTGTTAATGACTTTAATAATATAATCATTTCTCGTTTTATAGAAC